GTGGATTCAGGGAGGGGCAACTGATCGTTATCGGGGCGGCAACCAAGGGAGGCAAGACCAGCATGGCAGTCAATATGGCTACCCGTGCCGCTAATGCTGGACATCCTGTTGGCTTTATCAGCCTTGAGATGAGTAGCGGCGAGTTGTTTGATCGTTTCGTTTCCTCCTACGGAGGAGTCGATGTGAGCGTTCTATCCAAGGCTCCAACAGCGCACGACATCGGCAACATTGGTAGGGCCGCTCATCAAGCCTCCCTTCTGCCAATCTACATTCGGGATGAGGGAGATGTGAATCCTCTTCAACTGCGAGCCGCAATGCGTCGTATGTGTGCCGTTCATAAAACACGCATCATCGTCGTGGATTACATTCAGTTGCTTTCCCCTACCGACCGCAAGGACAGCAGGGAGCGGCAAGTTGCAGAGGCCTCCAGAACGCTCAAGCAACTAGCCAAGGAGCTAGGCATTACCATCATCGCCTTGACGCAACTCAATGCGGAGGGTGCCAGCCGTGAGTCAAGGGCAATCGAACATGACTGCGATCTATTTCTGGTCATCGAACGTGACGATCAGGGTAACTGGTACCTGAACATAAAGCTTGCACGAGCTTGCGGTCGTGCTAGCATTCCTCTAGCCTTTCGTGAAAGCTATATGCGCTTTGACGAGAAGTAACAAATAAAATAAAACATAATGCAATACGATAACGAAAAGAGGTTTGTCCTCTTCACAAAAGACAACGTCAACCCCAAGGCTCCGAACTGGAATGGCACCATCACCATTGACGGTAAGGAGTGGGAGATGAGCGCATGGAACAAGGTGGACAAGCGGGGCGGCTCGTTCATCTCTGGATCAATCAAGGAGCCTTTCAAGAAAGGGCTTGACTCACACAACAAGGATAAGAGCAACGGCTTCGCCCCGAAGGATCGGGACGAAGACATCCCATTTTAAGCGGTAGTGGGGGTTGAACCACTCCCGATAAGAATCCCCTCAATGCCTGATTGTCAGCAGGTGTTGGGGGGAATTTTTTTGTTGACATGACTGCGGATCAAGTATCCATGCGGCTGAAGAGGCGATGAAATTTTTTGAAAAAAAATCTTGCGTGGAATAAAAAATCTGAAAGGATGGCTTCAAGCGGAACAACCTCCGTGATTAAAATGAAAGACACACAATACTACAAAATGTCATATGCCGCCGCAGTTGCGGCAATGATCGGAACCGCTGGAGCCTATGAGGTTCCAGTACCATGCAACGAAGCCGTCCCATTCAGGACTCGTGTTCTCTCCGTGGAGTCTCCACGCAGGAATGTAGAGGCTAGTGATGTGATGGTGTACGAAATGTACAAAGACCTGTTCTCGAAAAGGCAGGAGCCAATCGAAATCAAAGTGGAGGTTGTAAAATGAGCATTCACGACACAGACGACCGCAACACAACGCTACGAATCATCGCAGACAAGGAGTGCGAGATCAGGGAGCTTGAGAGGGAAATGGCAACAGCCGACGATGATCGTCAAGCCGTTATCGAGGATGAAATCGCCAGCTTGGAGTACGACATCGAACGCCTAAGCGAAGAACTATGAACATCCTCGTAATTGTAACTGGGTCAATCGGCCTCGTCGCCTCATACGTCCTTGGGCTTTTGTTCTACGGAAACTTCGTAAGACAAAAGCAACTTCGGGAACTAGCACTCCTCTTTAGGGAGAACCAAGAAAAGTTCAATCTGTATTTTTACAATATAGCGATTGACATCACCAAGCAGGAAATCGCCGCCCGACAAGAAGATGACATTGAAGATTGATTCTCACGAGCTTGATCGTTACGAGCTACGGCTTCGCCTCATGGAAGATAAAATCATTGACCAGAAGGCAATCATTAACCACCTTGTTTCCGTCATTGACGAACTCAAGCGTTGCAACACCTACGGAAAAACCAAACAACTGTCAGACATCGCAGACGCAACATTGCAGAACACTCCACTCAACTAACCACCAAACCAACATCATGCAAAAAGAACTGATCGTAAAGAAACGGAAGTCAATCAAGGAACTGCCATTTCTCATGGCATACCTGCGAAAGCATAAAATCGCCACAGCAAGCGACATTCGGGATAGCCTCGGCTATTGCCCCAGAACCTGCCGCTTTATCGCTGAAGCCAGCGATGGTAAAATCATTGGTAGCGACAAGGGTTATCGTCTTACATCCAAGACAAGCCCAACGGAGTTTGCTGAATGGGAGCGAGGGTTTCGATCACGCATCAAGAAAATGCAGAGTCGTTTGATCCAGACGCAAAAGGCATGGCACGGAAAAATCAACTAACAAACAAACACAAATATGAGCATCATCATCCCAGCAGGAGTTGACGAGGATAGCGTCAGGGTTCCAATGCAGTTCCCTCTACGAGCGGACGCAGACACAGTTCTGGATTATAACGGACGAGTTGTCCTGACAATCGACGAATCAATCGCACCAGCGGAGGCATTGAAATTCTCAAAGCTGTTCTCGCTCGCTCCTGAAATGTTCCAGCTATTGGGCGAGTGCTACATCACATTGAAGCTTGTTGCCGCAAACACGGACGGCTATGTTGACGAGGAAGGCAACCTACTAAACAGGGTGGAGAAAGCTATCGCAAAGCTGGCATGAATGATTGCCAGTCCAAAATGAATGGCAATGTATTGCGTATCTCTCAATCAACAGATGGGTTGGGAGGTAGTGAATACGCATTGTCGTCTATTGTTTCACGAGCAATTGATAAGTTTTGGGAACGTAGGGGCATCAACCCGAATGAGCAAACAACATACAACAACTATAAATTCTACTCTAACAAAAATGGAAACAACCAAACTAAAGAGGGGTGATCTCTCACCATGTGGGACAAAGAGGTTCTGGGCTTATCAGGCAGAGCTATCTAAAAAGACTGGCGAGAAGCGTCAGCGGTGGGTGCCTGTAGAGAAGTTTGAATCCTATAGGAGGGACTGCATTGAGAAGCAAGCCCTCTGCCTAGCCAGACTAGATTACAAGCGGATGCAGGAAGCGAAGACCAAGCACCTGAACATCAAATGACCGACCCAAAATACCAACATGGTTCATCCAAAGATGGATGGATGGAGCAGAACGACACACCGCGCACGGATGCCGCTAAATCCTATTGGGACTCAGCAGAAAGGGAGAATTGCGTCTCAATCGTTCACGCCAGACAACTTGAACGAGAACTCGCCGCATCACAGGCCGAGGTCGCAAAGTTAGGGGCTGAGGTCTTGGTGCTTAAAAAACAGGTTGCGGCATTACGATCCGAGAAGAATGCTTGCCTTGATGGCAACGTATATTACGGAGACAAAATTGTAATCCTCAACGATAGAATCAATCGGGCACTTGACATATTAACTGAACGCATCAAATGAAAACACTATTCGGAAAATGGGTAAGATCAGAATACGCAGAGCGTCTTGAGAACGATCTAGCCATTGCAGAACGTGAGAGGCTAGAGGCAATTGATCGTGCGTTATACTTCTCCAACGAGATCGACATCCGTGATCGACTTATCAAAAAACTGGAGCAGGAAATAGAAAGACTCAATCCATGAAATACAAAATAGAGTTTGACGGATTGGAATCCTTTGAACACGAGGTGGCATTCAAATCCATTGACATCCTAGAGGTGATCAAGGGCTTGCTGGCAGAGATCCGATTGAGCGACAAGCACGATTCTGGTCAACTGAAAAGCGGAGATCCCATCACCCTGCACATGGTGAGGGAGTTTGTCCTACAGTCAGCCAAGCACCACGAGATTGACAACCTGCTATAACGCCCGACGGAATCGCCCGACGGAATCGCCCGACGGGAAATCGCCCGACGGAACCCAGCGGCGGCGGCATCGTCCAGCAATGTGTGTAATTGTTAGCATTCGTCTTACAAACCACAATGTGCGTAAAAGTTAGCAATCGTTAGCAATTGTCTTACGTCCTTCAAAGTTAGCACTTGTCTGACAAACCACATTGTAAGCAATTGCAAGCGTTTGTATAAGGCTGTAAGACAAGGCATAAAAGGCCGTGGAATCGTCGGGAATTGTTGGCTGATAGAATGTCGCACGGAAAATCAAAGTGATTTATAGGCCATCCTTGCGCGTTGCGATTTTGGGAGGGGATAGGACAAGGGCACAAAAAAGCCCCTCCCGATTAGGGGAGGGGCTTGGACTGTTTGGGATTTATCTTCCCCGTGCCAATTCCCATAGGAACAGGGCGAGGGGAAACAATCCAAGAAACAGAGCTATTTCTGCTATCATATTATTTAACAGGGTAGCCTGTCCATGAAGACAGTTTTTTGATGAAAATTAGGCAAGCTCTATTGTGTCGATTTTTCCAAAATTGCCTTGCCAGTTCATGCCTTGCCACCTTGCCACCCTTAACAAGGGCAGGGGAAAGCATTTTATCTATTTCTTTGAATTCACTCATATAACAAATCCGGATGTGTCTTTCTTTGCGTCGCCCTTTGCCTTCAGTCCCACTATCACGCCTGAAGGATCAAGAAAACGGAGGTCATTCTCATCGCCGTTAATGACAGGAAAACCCTGCCACCTTTCGGGAATCTCCTTGAATACAGCGGCCACGTTCACGCCAGCTGACAGAGCGGCATTGCAAGCTTCATTGTTGCTTTCACTTCGTGAGAATGTCAGGTGATAATTAGCAATAGGATTTCGTGAAAGAAATTGCACCTTCCCGATATTTTTCGTGTAATCATAAAAGCTAATGTCAGGATGAGCATGGAAAATTGACTCATAATCTCCCATCTTAATATCATGCCAATTGATATCGCTCGTGCCATTTAAGCGAACGCATGGAATCAAGCCTAGCTTGTCAGCCTTCTTTTTTAGGGCGTCAATATCCTTTGATAATTGAAGCAAAAAAGCGGCCTGATTTTGCACGAAATCAATCGTTTTTCTTATCCTCGCTTGTTTAACGCTATTGAACTTGCCACGGCCCGCAGAATAAAGGCAAGCCATGCGGCACCCTTTAGACGCCCATTTGCAGGTATTGGTCAGGCCGCTTGCGTCACTTGGTGCTAGATACAAAATGCCTGTCAAAAATCCCTTAGCTTGTCCCTTGACAGTCTTGGCATTAGTGTCAATTGATAGTAGTTTAGTTGTCATTTTTTTTGTTGTGTTTTTTGTTGTGTTTCTAGTTTGCTTTTCCCGTCTCATTGTATCTCTTTGTTGCCTGAAATTCGCCCTCTTCTATTCCATAAATATACGCCCAAATAAGGCTATAAAGATCCTTTTTAGTGGTGAAACCGCTTCGCAAAGGATCGCACGTTCCACCGCCTGACGTTGCCATCCTTTCCAACTTGTGCCCTCCATAGGCACCGCTGATAAAATAGGTGCCTACATTGGCTGAATACGTTTGATTTGGCACTTCTCCGCTTTTGGTGTAGGGCTCAGGATTTGCCTTCACTAGCGCATTTAGCCTTTTCACGGCACCCTCTAAGTCTCTCATTGTGATTTTCATATGCTTTGTTGTGTTTTTTGTTGTGTTTTTATACGTCAATTAGTTCTGGCAATCCAATTTTAACACTTCCCGAAATGTTTTCCTTGTTGCTAAAAACAAATACTTCATAACCATGCGTAGCATGATTGTAAGAGCCTTCAAAGATGACGGCGTGGCCATAATGGCATTCAGCCATGATGCGAGCGGCCTTGATCCTGCAATCCCTCTTTTGTTCTGTGTGTTTGCTCATATGTGGTTTGTTGTGTTTTTTGTTGCTACTAATTCCAAAAAATGGCAAAGAAAATTGCCAAAATTATTGCTTCAAGGAAAAGAATTCCGGCGATGTTATGAAGTAGGTTTTTCATCGATTTATGGGGTGACATTTTGGGCGAGTGCTTCAGAGATTCCCCCATTTCTTTCTAGTTGGTCGATAAAATTGCAAAAATCATATAGGCATTCTGCGGTTTTTGCGTTGTGTCCCTTGGTGATGCTTTTTCGCTTCTTCTCGTTTTCCCAATGGTCAGGGAAAGCATCCCAAAAAGCGTCTCTGATATCTCCTTGGCAAGTGTAAGTGTGCATAGGTCGTAGGGTGTATGTTGTGGTTGGTTGTTGGTGATTAGAGGCCGCATTCGGTGAGGCTGAAGAATCTTTTTGCAGGTGGGGTCTTTTGTTCATGCCGTAGTCTGTCCCATTCCTGCCTCCTATAATAGAGGTCGGAATCGGTGAAACCCATTTCGGCATAGTAGTCGTCTACCTCGTAACCCTGCTCTTCAATTTCGTTGTTCGTAGTGTTTTTCATGTTGTTTTTTGTTGTTGTTGTTGTTGTGGCGTTGCTCACAAGAAAAGAATCTCAGATTCCACGAGCATTCCAAGAAAAAAAATCACGATTTGAAAAATAATTCCCAACAAAATTCTTGCCTTTTCTCTGTCACTTGATCTAGTTTCATTGTCACACGTTTGTTTTCTTACGTCTTACACATGCCTTCCCCTCTCACAGTTGACAAGAAACAAGTCAGGGCAACATACCTAGCAACAGGCTGTCTTACAGAGACGGCAAAGCTTCACGGGCTGAAACCAGCTACAGTCAGGCAATGGGCAAAGCGTCAACAATGGGAGACTTCATCAAATGCTCTGAAGCTGATTAAAAAGGCTGAGGAGATTCAGGAGATTAAAAGAGAGAACGGACATCGTGACGCTGTCACTACTTGTCACACTTCGGATGCTTTGTTGAGTTCTTTAGATGAGCGAAAGAAGGCTTTTCACTCATCGATGGCAATCGGTTTATCCAACGCCGCCTCTTGTCTTACAGAGTTGGACAACATGAGTGCGCTGGAGGCTAGTAGGAAGATGGTGGACTTGGCAAACGCTGGTAAGACAATCTTCGGGATAGGAAGTGACAGCGACAAGCCCACGTTGAATGTGAACGTCTTACAGGCAGGCCTGAGTGACTTTGTCTTACCTGTTACCGCAAGCGTGGTATAATAGCTTGTAAGACACGATAAGAGGATGTAGGACAGCTACGAGGTAGTAGCTTGTAAGACGTAGATGACGTAAGACATATATTTGCCTGCAAGATGATGTAAGACAGTTGGTGCAAAGAAAAAGGGGAGATTGTGAGTCTCCCCCTTGTCTTACTTTGTTTGGATTGCGCTGGCCGTGTCCGTCATTCTGGATACCCATTGCATAGCTTCACGTTTCGTAAAGAATGTCTCACATGGCCTCATTGTTCCATACTCTGAAATCTCCATGACGTAGTATGCCTTCAAGCCATACCCCTCATCTTTTTCAAACTCAACCTTGTTTATTGCGTATGTCATTTTGTTCTATTTGGCTCTGTAAGACGTTATTGCCTTACAAGAAAAGCATACCGAAACCACGCACCGGATCAATAACAATGACCTTGTCTTACATTTAAGGAATCCCTTATTTTGAAAACCTAGCATGACGGGCACCCACCTTGTAAGACAAAAATTTCCGACGTTTTCACGATAAAAACCCCCACCAAATTTTTCCCAAAAATCCCAAGTGACACTTTCGCCCTACTTGCTTATCATTTTTGCTAAATTAGCGGCTAGTTTCCTGTTTTCGTTGGAGAGTTTGATTACTTCCTGCCAAGTTAGTTGTTTCAGTTTTCCTCTGGTTTTGATTGGCATGGGTATTATTTCTTGGATTTGGGTTTTGGTTTGACGAGTTGTTTTGTTACTGCTGATCCATAGATTGTTTTCTCTGCTACCGATTGTGGTAGTGATTGGACGTAGATTTTCAAGCGGAGGGCGTATTCTGGGTTGAGTAGTTTGACTAGGTGGGAGAATTCCTCGCCTGAAGCGGCTAGTTTTGTAGCTTCTTGGAAGGTGTGGAGTTGGAGTTCGTCGTAGGACATAAATGGAGGGTAGATGACATTTGATTTCATAAGAAGGATTATTTTATTATATCTTCATTACCATCACAGGCTCTTGCAGAGAGCTAATCGGATAAAGACAAAGCATGCCCCTTGGGGCTTTGGCGTCTTAATTCAAAGCAAGACCAAGGGAGCATTCACAACTTCGACCCCTCGCTATTTCCTTCAGGTCGTTGCACTTACCTCTATATGGAGGCAGTATGCAAGCATTGCGTATGACAAAGATTAAGGCATGGGTGGGCGACCATCCACGAGGTATAATGATTTGCAGGGGAGTCAGAGACATCCTGTCATTGAACAGACTTCCAATTAAGGAAGGGCCAATAAATAGCACTTGCGTTTTTAGAAGTCAAGGGGTAAAAAAGAACAAGGCTGGAGAGAATGGAGTTCTCAACCAGCCTTTAACCTCAACCCATAATTGAACTATGAGAGAAGCTGAAGAGACAATAGGGGAAGTGCGTATTGATGGCAAGCGTCAATTTAAGAATGGAGACATTCATCCAGACGATCCAGATTTGGTATGCTGGGGATATAATGGTGATGAGCCGTGGTGGGTGGATTGGTCTTCTTATTGGAGAATGGCAAAGGGCCACAAGGGAGTGGTAAGGCAAAAGAGAAAGGTGGGTAATGTTGTTAAAAGGGGGTTGCTGTGAGCCTTACCATTAAACAGGAGCTTCATAGAGAGTATTTGCAATCTCCATTGTGGAAAACAATTCGCCAAAAGGCATTGGATCATTATGGCTCAATATGTGGGAAATGCGGGCAGGAAGGGAGGGACGTTCATCACCTTACCTACAAGGGATGGGGAGGAAATGAAATAATTAGTGACTTGCAAGTGCTTTGCAGGGAATGCCATTGTGCCATTCACGCAATTGAGAGGGTGGCAAAAAGGCGTGGGATAAAAAAGAGGGTGAGCGTGCAGGCGTTATTTGGCTATTTAACTGAGCCTCAAAGATCCATGATTGAAAAAGAATTTGGAGGTGTTTGTTATTCTGTTTTATTGCAGGGGGACAAGATAGGAGAGGCGGCTAGAGTGATGGCAAAAAGAATGCTGAATGTGCATGAGGTGTATTTCAGTAAAAAGAAATCCGCTGGCAGGTCGTCAAAAAGCCGCAGGGTTCACTATTGACTCTTGGGTATGTCAAGCGATGGTGTTGAAAAAATTGATGCGTTTTATTAACACGCATTCTGTTTCATATTTGCGGTCTTAACTGGAAAGCCGTTGCAAAAAGTGCAACAGTTCGCCTGTTAAGTCGATAAAACGGCATATTTCGTACATATGTCGCCAGATATGTCGATTATATCCTACAATTTAGACATATGGATTTGATTATACCCAAAACGCCACATTTTCTGACATATGGCACATTTATGAGCAATTTGTTCCATATCGGGTATAATGCGGTGAATAATCGGGTTTTTATTGAATGCGTTCTAGACCACTTGAATTATAGGAATCTTACAGATATTATAAAAAACTTATAAACCACCAAAGGTCGCTATAAGTCCCCTTCATGAATAGTATTGATTGTGCGCTACTTCTTGGAAATAAACAACTTATACTGATCAAGAATAGTAACTCTAGCCGTTCTCTAGCCGTTCTCTAGCCGTTCTTACAAAACTTCTGCACTTATGCACGATACACATTGGAGGTGTAGTGTGCAAAAAGGTCGGGAGAGGATCAGGTCGCTAGATTCAAGACCAGTTACCCATTGGGTCACTCCCGATCAAGAATCCCCCTCATTGCCTCCCCCGATTATAATGCCCTTCGGAGTCCTTGCGGCGTGTCCGTGAGGCAGGGGTTCGCCGAAGATTCCCCCGAAGTTTCCCCCGAAGTTTTCACCGAAGAAATAACTGCTGGCGTCTGTTTCCAGACCTAGCGGAGTGACCGCCCATCGGATATTTCCAATGCAACCAGCAATGATTCCAGTTGAGTTATCCAGCATTTTCTGACAACTGGCAAGGAAAATTTTCATGCAATCGGCAAAATGACTTTACAGGTGGTGATGGATAGGGCAGGTATGTGGTGGATGACAACTGACATCTTCATACGCTCCTACAGGAATGACTTCAAGTGGCTGGAATACTGCCTGAAGTCGTGCCATCAGAAGGCTAGGGGGTTTGGCAAGATCCATATTGCCATTCCCCATCAAGATTTTGAGGTGATGCCCAAGGTTTCTGGAGAGGAGGTGCATTTGGTGGTGGACTCATGCAACGGATATTTGGCCCAACAGATCACCAAGCTCCACGCAGATGAGTTTTGCAACGCCGACTACATCCTCCATGTGGATTCCGATTGCGTTTGGACGCAGGATGTGGAGCCGTCGATGTTCTTTAGCAACGGAAAGCCCATTATTTTGCGTGAGGATGGCGTAGAATCGCCTTGGAAGGACATATCCGCAGTCTCGTTAGGGTGGAGGGATGAATACGAGTATATGAGGCGTTTGCCGATTATCTACCCTCGCCACCTTTACGCTCCATTCCGTGCTTGGATGGAGAGACAGCATGGCATGAGCATTGATGCTTGGATCGCCAGCCAGCCAGAGAACAGGTTTAGCGAGTTCAACACCTTCGGGCAATGGCTGTATCGCTTCCATCCTGATGAATTTGAATGGAAGCACCCCTCTGAAGTGCCAAGTTATATGCGCCAGTTCTGGAGTTGGGGTGGCTTGGATGCAGTTGCGGAAGAAATCAACTCGCTTGTATGAGTGTAGCCGTTGAAATGTCGGATGATGATGATGAAAAGAAACAGGCAGATGCCGCTTTGAATCAGATTCGGGCATTGGTTGGCGAGCATTTTGAAGTTGCCGTGCTGATGTGTTCAAATAATAGCGATAATGGAACTTCGTATCATGGCTTTGAGATTGGAAACAAATTTGCCGTGCGTGGAATGGTAAATGCTTACACAGAAGGTGAACTAAACGACGCAATTTCAGGCGATGATGACGATGATGAGCCGTTGTGTGCTTAATCACATCCCCCTTGACTCTTTGAGCCTCTGTTATTAGTGATAGGGTAATCATGCCGTCCCTTACCTTTGCACAAGCTAAAACTTTGTTGCATCCCTTTGTTACCTCACAGGGATCTACCGACCCAGTTGTTTCTAGTGCGATTAACTTTGTGACCGAAAGGTTTATTTCTTCTGGTCAATGGAAGGGAAATAGGTTCATTAAGAACTTTTCCGTTAGTCAGGACGTTGATGGCAATTATTACTTTGATACAGTCGCAGGGGTTGAAAGTGTTTTGAAGGTGATCGCAGTTGACTCCGATCAGAACGGAGAGATTGTTGAGATCATGGATGATTGGTATCCGTTCAATGATGGGGGGCTCGGATACCTGCCCCCCACCTATGCTGGAGACACGCAGATCATTCGCCTTGGCCCTTCTCCATCATCCGCTGATACGCAGAGGTACAGGGTTGTTGGAAGAGTTCCCGAAAACAGAACTATGTATTGCTTGGTTCGCAGGGGATACGTTGTTTTGGTAAATGATTCCGATCCCGTCATCCCATCCAATCGCAATGCTTTGCGTTATGGCGTGCAGGCTTATAATTATGAGAATGCCAATGAGCTAGAGAGGGCGCAGGTTTACTGGGATCTAGCATATAGGTGCCTGAATGATGAAAGCTCATCGTTTGAAGAGGGAAGCGCACAACAAGTTGACATTCAAACCAAGGCATTTTCACCATCAGGAATTCAAAACTTAATTTAATATGGCTCAACTATTTCCTCATTTGCAGGGTGCTTTTACTCCTGTTCCAAAAACACAAGAGCAAATTGCGAGAGAACAAAGACTTCAAGATGGAAGAATTGATTGGTGGAGAAGTATTGCGCCTTCTGCAATAGCAGATGCTTTTGACACGCCAGATTACTTGTCTCGTCAAAAAACAAAAGCAGGTAATGCTTATTTACAAGCATATTCACAAATGGCTGGTAGAGATTCTGCCATGCAATTCACTCCATTTGGCGCACAACAAGACCGATCTGCATTTTCATCTCCAATCACACAAATATTTAATCCATTTTTAACTGCTGGTGGCTTTGGAGACATCGGAGACACTTCAATTCCAGATGCATCCTCTCCAGCGGCAGATGCACCAACGCCTAGTGAGGAGACTCCAACTGGCTCTCCCGTTCCAACTGATTCTCCCGTTCCGACTGGCTCTCCTGTGCCATCTAGTGAATCAACGCCAATGCCAGCACCTTCCGCTGGGGCAGTAACCTCTACTCGACCACTTGATGCAACTAATGCTCAAAATACTAACCAACGAGCAGAGCAAACTTCCAACTCATTGATGGATGCTTGGAATAGTATTCAGTCTATGTATCGTGACGGAGTTCCTGTTGTTGGTACATCTGACTTAAAAGTTAAGCGTGATGCCTATGGAAGACCATACACAGTTGTTTCGATGAGTCCAACTGATGAACAGGGAAGGTCGCAAAAAACAGAAACGCTTTCATTTGGAATTAGTCCAGAAACGAAAGAACGTCAGGGAGGCTCTATGGCCCCTAGCTATACGAAACCACAAGGATGGCAGGGATTGCATAGCTGGGAAGAGGGATCGGACTATTCTAAAGATATTAGAAATGCAGTCAGTCAAGCCGCTCAAACACAGGTTCCACAAATTAGAGCAAGGCAAGCCGCACTTGCGTCGCAACTTACTTCTATGGGGTTTGATCCAACTACAATGGAAAAAACTCCAGATGGCAATTTTGAAGATGTGCAATATGATCCCACGGAAGAAAGAGAGCAAATTATGAGCGAAGGACGATCCGCCTTGGATCAAGGCATTGATCAAACCAACAGGATGGAGTCGCGGGCGGCTCAACTTGAGAGAGGGGCGAGAGACTTGACCTACGCTCAAGGATCAAGAAGCTCTCCGCTTGCCGCACTTGAAGCAGTTAGAGCGGCTCAAAACTTACGCAATGTCGCCCCTCGTGGAGTAAGGTCTGGCATGGAGGCATTAAATCAAGCCGCACGAAAAGCAACAGCATTGCCACAGGCAGGGACATTGCGCTCTATTCAATCACAATATGGATCTGCCTATTCAAGCCCTACTGGCAATAAAATTGAACCATTGAGGAAAAAACTATATGGCAACTGAAGACACGGCACGAACAATGACCACCAGAACCGCTGGTGGATCACCATATCTAGATGCACTAATAAATCAATCTATTAGTCAGGGCATTCAGGTTGCTCAAGAAAACAGGGCGCAAAAGGGATTTGAAATTGCATTGCGTAGACAGCAACTTGAGGAGGAAAGGGCGGCAAGAGCAGAAGACAGGCAAATCATGCGAGATGGATGGGAGTTCAAAAGGTTGGAAATGGCCGAGCACAGGCAAGACATTGCAGATTGGAAACAACTGAAGGACGAGGAACTACAAACAAAAGCCGCTGAATTTGCCAATGCTGTAGATGATTTGGATTATGAGCGTCCAGACTATCAAGAGCAGTTGTCTTCCTTGTCAAATGGGTATAGAGATGTACTGAATTCCAAATATGGAAGGGATGTCCATAACATCATTAAAGCTCAGAATGCCAAGCATAACAATACCATGCAATGGCTACAAGCCGAAGCTGGCAAATATGGCTATCAAGGTAGCGTAATGGATCTGCCGAGAACCAAGGAAGGAAAGTTTGATTTAACTCCTACTGGTTCAGTATATGGAGAGCAGGGAGCCTTCACTACCGCTGGAAGGCAAAAGCAAGCACAGCTTGAGGCATCTCCAGAGTATCAAGAAAAACAGGCGCAACAAAGGACGAAGGGAACTATTGAAGCAAGACAAGATCTTGGATTCCTGTCATCGCAACGCAAGCAGATTATGCAAGAAGCTGGCGAGCTTAATGAGCGTCAATTGATGAACCCTGAAAGGTTCTTGGATGAAAAGGGAAGGGTTACAAAAGATCCAGCAACGGCGGTTACGGCTGTTTTCCTAGACAAGAAGGGCAGGCCCAAAATCAAGGTTCCAGAATCCCAGC